TTCTTTTATTGGGGAGGGCTACTATAGAGAAGCATTCTTTTATTGGGGAGGCAGGGGGCCGAGGGGGGGGAAAGATTTCAATAGGGGTGGGTGGGTCCATGGTCCCATATGAAATTTTGGCTAATTTCCCCACGGATACAATACAAAGTCTTGAAATTAGACTCTAGCATATGTGCCACTGATAGCCTGACGCACTGTTGTGAGGGGGCGTCTGGTGCTATATCGGTCCGTCGCCCTCACAGAGCTGGGCATGTCGCTGATCCGCATGCTGGGCCGAGGGCCACCTTGGCCAGGGGCCGTTTACGTAAACGGCCCCTGGTCCTTTTTCTGCGGTGTAGGTGATTTCACTGACAGACGTAAGGCGCTGACAACACAACACGTTTCGCGGATACGTCGCACGGGTTTATTTAGTGAGCGGACGTCCGAGGTGTTGCGTTGTTCGCTGTTCACCCGTAAACGATTTTCAGTGCTCGCGAACAAACCGTGAGCCTCCTGCGGGCCGACTAGGATCAGCAGCCGGACGCCGGTAGATCAAAGAAGGACCGATCGCAACGGTGCCCCGCTACCCGCCCCCGCCTTTTCTTATGTGGATCGACGTGCTACCTACACTGACATGGCCACGTCGCTCGCCCTCCTGGACAAAGACCCAACGGACCTCGGCTTCCCGCCGAGCCTCCCGCTGGAGCTGGCCGCGCGCACCGGCACCATCCGCGAGGTGTGCGAGAGCTACGGACTGAGCCGCCCAGAGTGGGAGGCGCTGCGTACCAACGAGTTGTTCCAGATGGCGTGCGCGGAGGCGCTCAAGATCGTCCAGGCGGAGGGTGGCTCCTTCAAGGCCAAGGCGCGCACCATGGCAGAGATGTTCCTCTCCAGGCTGTGGACGCTGGCGAACGGCGACCTCAAGGACGTGCCGGCGAACGTGCAGGCCGACATCATGAAGTTCGTGGTGCGGGTGGCGGGGCTCGACGCGTCAGTGGAGCAGAAGGCCGCCGCCTCCGGCAAGGCGATCGCGAGCAACGCGCTACAGATCAACATCAACCTCGGGTGACACCATGAGCGAAGAACTGACGCACGGCGGCCGGCTTGTCGGCATGACTTTCAACCCGTCCGGCGACCGGATGGTGGCGCACCTCAAGGGCAAGTGCGCCGAGGTGATCGACTGCGTCGAAGCCATGGTGCCGCGCGACGTCGACCATGCAGACATCATCTTCGAGGCGAAGATGAGAGCCCTCGACGCACAGATGTGGGCTGTGAAGGCCGCCACCTGGCGCACCTAAAGGCCCAAAGGCCGCACCGCGCCCTCGGTCCCGACGACTGGTTCAAACCGTCGCGTGAAGAAATTGGGTAGGGGCTTGGGTCCGAAGTGCATCGACGGACGCTCCTGAGTCGCCGGGAAAGCAGTGCACAAGCGACGTGTCGAAAGACGGGCCTCGTTAGAACCTCGCGAGGAACCCACCATCTTGTCAGTGTACTGATCCGAGGGTATGACTGCTCCGTAACGCCCGATAACAGGGCAGGGAGCAGCCTCGTGGAACCGATCAGCCTCAGTGCAGACCCCGCGTCCATCCGCGCCTACGCGGTGATCGCGACCCTGTTCGTCGTCTTCATGCTCGGCTTCACCACCGGCTACGAGGTCGGCTGGAAGCGCAAATGCACCTTCGTCTACCGCAAGGTGCGGGAGCAGGTGCTCGACGACGTGAACGCGGCCTGGGCTGTCGGCAAGGCCAAGGCGAACGCCGCCGCCCGCTTCGGCTCGGAGAAGTAGGCCATGCTCAAGATCGTCCGCGGAGACGACACCATCGAAGTCTGGGTAGGCACCGCCCTCGTGTGGAGCGGGTCGCTCAGCGAGTGGAGCCGCGCGATCGCCAACCCCGCGTTCCCGCAGAAGGCAGCGTGAAGAAATCGGGCAGGGGCACCACCTACTTGTCAGTGTTGCGTCGCTTGTCAGTGTAGATAGCCGGGCGTATAAATACCTCCGCCACTCAGGCGCAGGGGTTCGCACCAATGCCCGCCATCGACGACCTCAACAACATCGCCTCCCGGCTCGAAGCAGCGGCGAACGCGCTCGGTGCCGCCGCAGCCTCGGCGTCCGATATCGTGAAGACCCACCAGGGCAAAGAGGCTGTGATCACGCAGCACGTCGCGCGGCTCAACGCCGTGGCGAACGCCGTGGCGAACGCGACCAACGCCCTCGTCGAAGCCGCCAAGTAGGAGCGCCGGCCATGACCTACGCCTGCCCGGACGTCACCCCGGCTCTCGCCGCGCTTACCAAGTCCGTCGACGCGCTCAGGGAGGCCGGCTCCAGGTCTACCCTCCCCGACGTCTCCGGCTACCTGCCGTCGCTCGATCTCGTCGAGCGCGTGCTAATGTTCGGCGGCATCTTCGCTCTCGGCGTCGCCGTCGTGGTCCTCTACCAGAAGTACGTCCCAGGGCTGCTGGCCAGACTGGGCAAGGGGACGAAGTCGGTGCGTGCGTCGGTTTCCAAAGCCGAGAGCGCCGTCTCCAAGGCTGAGAGCGCCGTCCAGACCATCGTCAGCAAGGTCTGACGCCGTGCCGCTCGTCTTCTGGCGCGTCTGGCCGATCGCGGTCTTCAGCATCTGGGCCAGCTCCTGGCTCGCACCGAGCGAGCTGTGGACGAACTACCTCAGAGCGACACGGGGGACCCGATGACCATCTTCATCTACGGGCTCGGCGTCTACGTGCTCCTCACCTTCGTCGTCAGCGTCGTCGGGTCCCTGTGGGGGATCGCGAAGGACGACCGCCGGGACGAGGACGAGTGATCGGCGATGCGCCATGACCACCAGCGTCATAAACTACAAGCCCCCGGAGATCGTCAAAGCGTACATCAAACGCTATGTGCCGGACGAGCTGTTCTACACCTGGATCGTTGGACCGTTCGGTTCGGCCAAGACCACGGGGATGTTTTTCAAGCTGGTCTTCATGGCCAGCATGCAGGTCAAAAGCCCGGACGGCATACGCTACTCACGCGCCGTCGTCGTCCGCAACACCTTTCCCCAGCTCCGTGACAACACCCTCGTATCCTGGAATTACTGGTTCCAGGACGGGGTAGCTGGCGAGTGGAAGGCGAGCGAGAACAAGTTCACGCTGCGCTACGGTGACGTCGAGTGCGAGGTGCTGTTCCGAGCGCTCGATACGCCGGCCGACGTCACCCGCGTGCTCGGCCTGGAGATCACCTTCGCCCTGATCGACGAGTTCGTCGAAATTCCGCGGAAGATCATCGAGGGCCTCTCGGGGCGGCTCGGGCGCTACAAGCCGCCTGGCGACGTCGGCTGCACCAATTACGGGATGTGGGGCGCGTCCAACCCAGGCACCGAGGACAACTGGTGGTTCGACGACCTGCACGGCAAGCTGAACGCCGACACTGGCGAGTGGGCCGGCAGCGTCCAGGTCAAGTTCCCCGGCACCGACGAGGCCCAGGCCGCCTACGAGGCGTTCGAGCACGTCCCGGAGGACATCAGCTCCTGGTACTACCACCAGCCGTCAGGCACGGCCCCGGACGCTGAGAACATCGAGCACCTGCCCAAGGGCTACTACAAGAACCTGGCGAAGGGGAAGTCGAAGGAGTGGGTCAAGCAGTTCATCGACGCAGAGTGGGGCTTCAGCGTCGGCGGCACCGCGGTGGTCAAGACCTTCCGGCCCGAGTTGCACGTCGCCCCGCGCGAGCTGCGCTTCAACCGCCACCTGCGCCTCATCGTCGGGCTCGACCCAGGCCTGGCAGGCTCGGCGCTGATCTTCATGCAGCAGGACCTGTTCGGGCGCATCGTGGTGCTCGGAGAGCTGGTCCAGAGCGGCTACGGGGCCAAGCGCCTGATCACCGAGCGGCTCCGCCCCTATGTTCGCGAGCGGTTCCCGGAGGCGCGGCTCATGTTCGCCCCGGACCCGGCGGCGGCCAACCGCTCGGCCAACGACGAAAAGACGATCGTCGCCACCTTCCGTTCGGAGTTCGGCAACGAGAACGTCAAGATCGAGACCAACAACCGCCTGCCGCTGCGTCTGAACGCGATCGACCACTATTGCTCGACGCTGGTCGAGGGCGGGCCGGCGCTGCTGATCGACCCGATCCACTGCCCGGTGCTGGTCCGCGCGCTGAAGGGCGGCTGGCGCTTCGCGATGGACATCAAGAAGGACCAGATAAAGGACGCCGACCCGGAGAAGAACCAGTGGAGCCATCCCGGTGACGCCTTTGGCTACGGGCTCCGCTACTTCCACAAGGGCGTGATGCGCGACGACCGGGGCGGCAAGGCGTTCACCCCGCCGAGGCCGCAGGGCAGCGAATACCACATGCGCTGACCCCATCTTGTCAGTGTACTGACGTGGCTGTATGTCAGTGCAATGCCAGTCCCAGCGACAGTCCCCTCCGAGATCGAGCCGCCGAATGTACCCGTTCCGGGCGGGACCGCCGACGCGCCGGTCACGGTCGTGAAGTCGGAGCAGCTCCGCATGCTCGGCGTGCGGCTCATGTCGCTGTTCGATCAGTACCGCAGCGATCGCCGGATCGCCGAGCTGCGCTGGCTGCGCAATCAGCGCCAGTACCTCGGCATCTACGATCCCGAGGTCGAGCAGTTGATGAGCCCGAACCGCTCGAAGGCGTATCCGCGGATCACCCGCGTGAAGTGCATTACAGTGCTCTCGCACCTGATGAACCTGATGTTCCCCGGCAACGAGCGGAACTGGGAGCTTCAGCCCGCGCCGGACCCCGACATCACGATGGACGACGTCAAGGAGGCGGTCCAGGCGGCGCAGACGAAGGACCAGGCGGCCGGTGTCCAGCCCAAGCCCATGACGCTCGACTACGCCATGGACGCGATCCACCAGCTCATGATCGACCGGGCCGAGAAGCTCAGCGTCGTGATCGACGACCAGCTCCAGGAGCTAGGGGGCGGCCAGGACTACGACTACATCGCCCTCAACCGCGAGGTGCTCCAGTCGGGCATCCAGTACGGCCTGGGGCTCCTGCGCGGCCCCTTCGCGCGCAAGTCGAAGACGGTCATCTGGGACATGACGCCGGACCCGCAGACGGGGCAGCAAATCCCGACACCGACCAAGGTGGACTGCTTCCGACCGCTGTTCGAGTTCGTGCCGGTGTGGGACTTCTTCCCCGACCTGGCGGCCAAGACCTTCGCGTCGATGGACGGCTATTTCCTCCGCAAGGTGATGTCCAAGTCGCAACTCGTCGCGCTGGCCAAGCGCTCCGACTTCATGAGCGACGTGATCAAGACCTACCTGCGGATGTACCCGGTCGGCAACTATAAGCCACTGGAGTACGAGCAAGAGCTGCGCGTCATGGGCGTGAAGGCCAATGTCAACGACATGAAGGCCGACAGCCAGAAATACGAGGTGCTCGCATGGTACGGCAAGCTCGATGGGCAGAGCCTCGCCGACTGCGGCGGCGACGTGCCCGAGGACAAGATCACCGACGAGCTGGACGCCGAAATCTGGTTCGTGGCGGGCAACGTCATCAAGTGCGCGCTCGACCCGTGGAAGAAGCTCGGCCACGACGTGAAGACGCTGCATCCGTTCCTCTACGACAAGGACGACACCTCGCCGATCGGCTTCGGGCTGCCCAACGCGATCCGCGACAGCCAGATGATGGTCGCCGCGGCGACGCGCATGCTGCTCGACAACGCTTCGGTGACCTGCGGGCCGAACGTCGAGTTGAACACCGATCTGCTCCGGGCCGACCAGGACCTCTCCAGCATCTCCTCCTACAAGATTTGGTATCGCGAGGGCACCGACATGGCCGCCCAGTGGCCGGCGGTGCGCAACGTCCAGATCGACAGCCACATGAAGGAGCTGATGGAGGTCATCACCCTTGGGCTCAAATTCGCTGACACGGAGACGTTTGTCGGGCCGGCGAACGGGGGCGACCCCTCGCAGGCCCCGAGTGAGCCAATGCGGACGGCAGCGGGCGCGTCCATGCTGCGCGGCAACGCGGCTCTGCCTTTCAAGGACATGGTCCGGGCCTTCGACGGTCTCACCCAGTCCGTAGTCACCTCGATCGTCCAGTTCAACCGGGTCTTCAACCCGAAGAAGGTGCATGCCGGCGACTACAACGTGATCGCCCGCGGCGCGACGAGCCTCATCGCCAAGGAAGTGAAGGGGATGCAGGCCGACCAGCTCGTGCAGACCATGACCCCCGAGGAGAAGGTCTACGTCGACAGCAAAAAGCTGCTCACCTACCGGCTCCGCTCGCGCGACATGGACGACGTTCTGGTCAGCGACAGCGAGGCGCAGCGCCGGCAGCAGGCCCAGACCCAGGAGCAGGAGGAGCAGGAGAACCAGCAGAAGGAGCTGGCCCAGGCCACGCTCAGGAAGCTGCTCTCCGACGCCTACAAGAACATCTCCGCAGGCTCGAAGAATACAGCCGCGGCCGATGCGCAGACGGTCGGGGCGTTCCTCGACATTCTCGAACGGGGACTGAACATCAATGGCGCAGCCCAACAACCCGCCGCTCTCCCGCCGCCAGGAGATAGCGGCCTTGGCGGACAGCCTCCAGAGGCTGAAGGACAGCAGCCCGGAGGTGGCGGCGATGATCAGGCTCCTCCGCCTGGAGTTTGAGGAGGCGCGCGACGCGCTCCTGACCGCCGATCCCACCCGATTTGCGCCCCTACAAGGCGAGGCCACCGCGCTTCGCCACTTGCTCACGCGGCTGACCACGCCGCGGCCCATGATCCCGAAGGAGACCAGCAATGGCTGACGAGTTTGAACAGTATTTCGACCAGCTCGCACGGCTCAAACCCGACGAGAAGCCTCCGGTCAGCTTTGGTCAGCCGGTGGTCGATCCAGTTGTGGCGGTCACGCCGCCAGTAGAGACCCCCGTCGTCACCGACCCACCGGCCACGGATGTGCCCAAGGGCGAAGTGCCGGGCCCACGTG